TATTTATTTCAGTTATTGAACCAGAGTTAACAGTAACTGGAGTTAAAGGTCCTTGTGAGCTTGCGTCGCCGCCTTGATATCCAGACCGCACTGGGCCCGAAAAAGTAGTTTTTGCCATGATATTATTTCCTTTGTGTTATAGCACATGCCCATACAGTCTCTATAACGTCTGCCAAGCCAGTCTGTATGAGTCGGGGTTCTTGGTTATTATGTTTTTACCACTTCTAAACATAGCTGTCAAGAAAAAGAAAAGGGGGCCGAAGCCCCCTAATCCATTGTTACTTATTACTACTTATGCACCTGCTGAACCAAACATTCCAAGCGGATCCGACCAACCAAAAGAATAACGCTCACGAGCCTTGTATCTTACGTTGCCCGTATCGAAATCCCCATCCATCGAGGTACCTAGTGGGGCGCGAATGAAGTGCTTCAGGCCATTAGGGACATCGGTGGTTAGGAACCAAGCATTGGTGTCGGTCAAGAAGTGGTTTACACAGTAACCTTCAGGAATCGAACCATTGTTCTTCAAGGCATTGATGTCGTTGTCAGCAGTTCCGGTACGCAGTTCTGTTTCCAGAAGACGGGTTGCAACGAACATTAACGCAGGAGGAACAACTAGCTTGCGTGGCTTAGCAGCGATCAACAGACCACGCTCATCAGTCCAAGCAGCGATTTGAATAACGGCGGCTTCCAAAGAAGTCTCATTCAAGTCAGCAGGGGTTGAAGGCTGGTTAGCATTGACGCCACCAGAAACCAATGGGTGTGAAGAAGAGAACAATGCAACTCCGTCACCACCAATGTAACTGGCGCTAAATCCGTTGTTCAGGACCGCAGCAGCTTTGGTTTCTTTGGTGTAGCTCATAGCACGAGCCAGACCTTTGGTATAACGTGAGGACAAAGTATCGTAGAGGTTATCTTCGATTGCTTCTTCCGTCAGCGAAAAGCCAAGGGCGATGGTTTCGTGGTTGTAACGTGAAGTCCAAGCTTCTTGAGCATTGTCGTAAGCGATGGCTGAGCCTTCGTTCTTGACTGGAGCTGCAGAGAACATTGACAACTTGGTTTCTTCTTCAAATGAACGCTCAGAGGTCTCAGTTTCGTAGATCTCTTTGTGTTCTGCGCCGTATCGCTCATATTCGTTACCGAACAATACATTCAGCCCCGGGAGGAGCTCTTTAAGCATCTGTGCACGTGAAATAGCCATTTAATTGCTCCTTTTAGGCGTAAGCCAGACCAGTGGCGTTGTTATACTGATGGATACCAAAGTTGATCTTAACGATCAATTCTGAGTAGGTCGTTGGTGTTGGTGATGTTTCAGGAACAAGGTCAATAACCCGAATTGGGAACGTGTTAGTAGCCGCAGGTGAAGAGCTCAACACTGAATATGCTGAGTTACCTGTGGTTGTACTTCCAGCAGTTGCCAGAACCGACATATTGGTACCAAGTGCATTTTGTGTAACCGTTGCCATTACTACGCCGCTTGAACAAACTGCTACTTTGAACAGGGTGTCAGGATCATCTGCAATAATCGCATAGATCTTAGTGCCTGAAACAACAGTTTGTGATGCTGGGTAGTACTGCGAACGGGTAGGTGTACCATTTGCTGCGGTGTAGAAACATCCCAAGAACACGCCAGCAGGTGTGTTAGCAGTAGTTCCAGTATCTTTCTCAATCGTGCCACCAACAACTCTCTTTACAAAGTCACCGTAAAAAATATTGGTGTTGTATCCAACTGCAATTTCCATGTTACGGGTAGAACCCGCAAACACTTGACCGCCAATCAGGTTTATAGGTAGAAACCCATAAGGCCCAGCTACGCTAGGGTAAGCCATATTAAACTCCTAAAAAAGTTAAAGTTAACGTCCTTTTCCAAACGACGCCGTGGATCTTTTCTCATTAAAGAGAGGCATCCGTGGGTCATTCTGTTTCATAAAGCTATTGTCTACCGACTCCATCTGTTTCTTAGTAACGTCGGCATAATAATCATTACGCTGTTGTACTAATTCTTCAGGTGTCTTACAGAGCAATAACCCGGAGATCTCGATGTTGTCTTTAAAGCGACTATTCGGATCTACTAACAGTGAGAACTTAGGTTGTTCTTCAGCTTTGACGGGCTCCCAACCTTCTCGCATTTTTACTGAGAGGTTCTGTGGGTCTGAGCGTCCAAGTGTGGAGACACGAATCCAACGATAACAGTATCCCGGTTGTTTATCTGGTTCAGGTAACAACTCAGGCGGTGCCCACTGCTGGGGACGTTCCGTGGTAATACGGGTATCAAGTTCGCGTGCAAGTCTATTTGTAGCCATTTTAGTTATTCTCCTTAGATGTCTTTAAAAACTCCTTAGCATAAGTTTCGGGAGTTATTCCTAGTTTCTTAGTTAATGCCATCTGCGACACACTTAGTTTTATCCGCTTGGAGGATGTACTGCGGGTCGCTGGAGCAACTACAGTGGCTGGTCTTGTTCCTGTGCGCGAATCGGGCCTGCCGCCCCCGGTCGTCGTTTTTTCTTCGACCCCAAAATACTCTGGGAATCTTTTGTGCATTGTTTCGTCAATGGTGTCCCAGTACTTATCTGTGCCCACAAACTGAGGGCCATACTGCCGTACTAATCTTTGCTCCAGTCCTAATGCCAACGCCGTCATTTCTTCATCACGTTGGAACCAAGTATTCTTGTCCTTCCACGCTAGGGCCTTTGAGTCCGGCTCTGGTACTACTCTAGAAGGTGTTGCTTCACTATATACACTACTATCTGTTTCCTGTAAAGAAGGTACATATTCTCTAGCTTTTTGAATCTTATAGTTTACTTCGTTTAATTTGCTCTGAGCTTCTACGATACCGTCAGAATCTCCTTCTTCAAGAGCATCTTTATACTGTTTTTTGGCTACCCCTAGTTCGAGTTCCGTTGATGCCTTGTACGTATCTAAGTAAGTTTTCTCGCCCTCAAACAATGTTGTCTTGAGTTTCTTATTCTCCTCCAGCATACGCTTAGCAAAAGCCATAGCCTCGTTCTGTTCACGCATTGCCCGTTCTTTTTCACGGCGCTCGTCGTGCCAGACCTTCTTCATCTGTTTAAGACGATTTTTTACCTTGTCTGAGTATTCTTCAAGCTCATCTTTCTCAAGCTCATCGACTAACTCTTTAGGTAACGGTTGCCGCCCACGATCTGCTGCAGGGGTATCGTCTTCTACCTCTATGTCTAGCTCATCTACTACTTCCTTTTCTACAACTTGTTCCGCTTCGTCAGGGAACTCAAACTCGTCTTGTCCCGGTTTCTCTATGGACATTTTAATACTCCTTATGTGTGGCTACGTGACTGCCATTAATACAAATTTGCACTATGCGCGTGAAATGCCTCTTGGATCTTCTACTACAGCTTCCACGCTATCGTCGTTCATGATCCTAAACTCGCGCCCATGTATCTTCAATCGAGTACCTGAAGTTGGTCTGGCTAGAATAAAATCACCTACTTTGCACCAAGGTCCTGACGGGTAGCGTGTTTTGTCTGCATACGCATCTGGGCCCAACGCCATTACAAAGAACACAGTACTTAGTACTTCTTCGTGCCGCATTGAAACATCAGACTTTAACAACCCAGTACTGTACTTAGCCTCAACTTCAGGAATCGTACATAGTATATGGTAGCCTGTTGGTTCTGGTAGCTGCTTTGCTTTCTCTTCCGGTGTTGCTGGTAATACGGTTGAATCCAAACTATCGGGGTTTGTGCCGATAAGAATCTCACCTTCAGTCATCAGATTTCTCCATTTGCTCTTCGAGGTCTTTTATTAAATCAGCCGCAATGAGAAGACCCCTTACTACACCACAGCTATACTTGTACTCGTCAAAACTTCTGTTCCCTGTAGCTATATCGTCAACCGTACGAGTTTTCTGGTCGTCTAGCTTTTCTAGAATAAGCTCTAGTACGTTCATTATTTACCTTTTGGGTTATTTTCTTTGTTAGGATTGTTCCTATTAAAGATCTCACGCCCCATATCAATGCCCATACGAGTCCCTTCTAGTTCATGGGCGGCTTTAAGTTTTGCCTTTTCAGCACCTACTTTAGCCCCTAGTTGTAGACCCGCTATACGTTCTTGAGAAGCAATGCGATCTCTTTCAATCTGTAACTGTTCAGTTTTAGCTGCCTGATCCGCTGCTGCTTTTTGTGCTTTTAGCGCTTGATCCTGCTGGCTAATCTGCACTCCTTGTTGCTTTATTTGTAGCTCTTGTTGCTGCATTTGCACGATTGGATCTTGTTGTGCTTGCTGAGCTTGTTGTTGTGCTGCCATAGCTTTACTGTTTTGTAGTACCTTCTGAGCAGCGGCTGCGGCTAGGCGAGATACTTGTAGCTCCATCTCCTCACTCATTTCATCGTCTGGTGCTGGGTAAGGCACACCAAGTTGTTCTTCGATCTGCTTCCTGTACTCAAACGCTGTGTGTTGTGCAATATGAGCTTGAGCTGCTGCCATAATCGACTGCGCCATAGGGTTTTGCCCCATAGTCTGCATAATCATCGGATCTTGCATTGCAGCGGTATGTACTTGTATATGTGCTTGGTGGTCTTGGTATATAAACGCCTTGACCGGCTTGCCTTGGAGCACCGCCATGTTTTCAGATACTGGATCGACCGGTTTCTGGTCTTCTTCCATTTTTACTAGCTTCTCAGCATGCTTTATACCCAGAACTGCCAACATCTGACGATGTAGTAGTGGTAAGTCATACAACTGAGGAGCCTGTTGAGCTAACTGCATAGCGGCTTGGTACTGAACTACTTTCTGAGACATTGTTGCTGCGTTAGGATCAGATACCGGGATCACGTCGCACATATCGTAATCAGCTTGCTTCGCCATCCGCTTGCCTTCACCGGGCTCGTAGTCATACGAATCAGGGGTGTAGTCTCTAATAATATCTCTTAAGAGCTTGAACTCCCGCTTCATCGAATAGTGAATACGCGCCTGAACTGCTGACATCACCTTAAGCGTTCTTTCCAGTATTGCTAGGGTTGTACCCACTGGAGACTGTGCTGACATGTCAGATACTTTCATATCTGCGGCGCTTGCAAACCTACGGCCTTCATCCACGATCTGGTTCAACAACCCCATCAGGACCTGACTTGGCTCCTTGTACGGCAGGGTCATAATGTTATCTTTCATGGTGCCTGACGCTACGTCTACATCACGGAACTCGCCCGGAGCTATCGGTGTATCGTCACCCTTTACACGTAGGCCCTTAGTCTTGAACCCACCCGGAAGATTAGACAACGTACCTGCATCTACTAACTGGCGAAGCAATGATGTGCTGGATTTAGCAAACGCCCCAATCAAGTGGATCAGACCGAAGGCATAGAACCCAAACCCGGGTATATAGTAATAGTGCACAAAGTGATTCCGCTTCTGCTTCAGTTTGTCGTCTGGGTTCCAGTTGCGTCTGATAGCTAGTACAGCGTTGTTTGACCCTTTTGCAATAGTGATGATGTACGGCAGTGCAATCCCTGTCGGCTCCCCATCTTCATCCTCGTCCTCATACCCCGGCAGATCAAGGTCAACGTGCATCTCAAGTATCTTGTAGCGATCATCGGATGACGCCCTAAACCCCATCTTCTCGGCTATCTTCTTCTCAACTTCATCAAATATATCTACTGGATCACCTAGGTCAATATCCCGGTAGAACCCAGCAACCTGTAGCCTACGCAGGTCATTCTCAGTCTTACGCATAACGTGAGTTACACGGTTTGACGACTCCAAGCTAGACGCCCCGTAAGGAACAACGATGTCCTCAGCGGGTACAAACATAGCCACTTGGCGTTCTAGTGCTGGGTCGTAATATACTTTCTTGAAGGCATTACCAGCTAGTCCCAAGCCCCATAACATTCTTTCATGCTCAGGGCGGTACTCAGGCATTATCTCGGTTAACTGGTAGTTCATGTCATCCCGTACACGTTCCGCAGCTTCCCGTTTCTCTGGGGTATCCTCGCCTATGATCTCGGTCTTAACTGGACCAGCAGCGGGGAATGTCTCCATTATTGTCTCTGCTTGAAACTTAACCAATGCCTCACTTAGTAGTGGGTGGTGTACTCCACAAGCCCCGGGCCACGGCTCTGTACGATCTTCTAGCTTCATGCCCAGCAGATCAAGGCCATCTACGTAAGTCTGCATCCAGTCTTTTCTTGATGAGATGTCGTCATCAAAGTCGCCAATTAAGTCCCCAACTAGCTCAGACATCTCGCCTTCGCTTAGTACCTCGGCTAAGTTCTCGTTAAACTCTCCTTCCTCTGGATCTGCTTTTCCAAGTTCTATCTCAAGGCCATCCATGCTAATACGTACACCTTCTGGATCTTCGACCTCAATCTCAATATCCCCTTCTAGGTCATCTTGGGGTAGCCCTAGTGGTGCACGGTGTATCGCTTTATCTATTGTCATAGCATGTCCTTATTTAGTAGTACCCTTCAAACCTTCGCCTGAACTGCTTTGGCTCATCTTCCTCATCTAGCAGAGTCTTGATGTAGCCACCTTTACGGAACCGCATTAGCGCAAGGGACACAGAATCCACATAATCGTCATGTTCACCTGCAGGAAACGAAGCCACTTCATCTATTACTTCTTCCGCCCAGTTAGTATTAGGTGCCCATACCCTACCAGACGCAAATAAATCAGATACAGCGTTGAGTCTACTAATCTTATCATTGCCTTTAGTCGGCGTAAACTCTTGCACTGGGATGCCCATCGCCCTCATCTCGTATATCAGTGGAGCACCCGAGGCTTTCTTTTCAATAATGATACTATCTGGTTCCCACTCTTTATAATGTTCTATTGCTACTTTCTTAAGTCTTGGAAACTCCATCCTTTCTCGGAAGGCATTTAACAGTATAATGTTAGCTTGCATTATTCCTGCGTCATCTTCCTTGTAGAACACGCCCCACGTAGTTAATGCTGAGTAATCCGCCCTCTGAGTCTTTTCAAACGCAGTATCCCAAGCCATTAGTGTGAATTCACACGACGGGGGGTCCTCTTTCTCCCAGAGTTTCCACCATTCCCTCTTAACTATCGCACTTGTCTCAGAAGTAGGGTTCTGCTGGTACTGAGCCATCCATTTTGAGTTGGGCAGCTCCCTTTTTAGGGCTTCAAGTTCTTCTAGGGGCCAAAATTCAGGCCATAGGGGTGAACCCGATTCCATAATAGCAGGAAACTCAATAACTTCCCACTCCTCCCCGCTTCTTTGTGCTGAAGATTTAAGCACTTGGCCTACAAGATCTCGTTTACTCCACCGAGTAGCTACAATAATTATAGATCCACCCGGTTGTAGACGTTGCCTTGGGCCCGATGTGTACCACTCGTAGGTCTTATCGTAGATTTCTGGGTTAACTTCAGCTAGTGCCGCCTCTTGTTCCGAGTGCGGGTCATCTATTATCAGCAAATCAGCGCCTTTACCCGTTACAGCACCCCCCACCCCGATAGCAAAGTAGTCTCCCCCTTGGTTTGTGGCCCACCGACCTGCTGCTTTAGAGTCAGTCTGCAGTGCAACCCCGGGGAATATCCTTGTATACTCATCTT